ACAAATACATCTGATTTCAATGTCATCGAAGGCGTGTTAAATGTGCAAGGTGACGCTGGAGATGTCCACCGATTTTCTCCCAGTGATAATTACCGAATCCCAGCCACACTGGTATTTGTTTGTGAGCCGTTCATACTTGGTGCAGCTGAGACAGTCGAGAATTTTGTCGATAACGCATCGTTTGAAATTACCGATACTGACCTGGCAAACTGGACACAAAACATCGATGCGACAGGATCGACTGCACTGGATACCACGCAACAAAAATTTGGTCTCGCGTCGATGAAATTAACCATGACAGATTCTGGCAGCTCAGGTCAGGTTGTCGAAAGAACGCAAACATTAGCTGACGTTGATGCTGGTGAAGTGTGGAGTTTTTCTGCCTGGGTACATGTCACTGCTTTATCCACCGCAAAAGCTGGCCTTATTCTTCTCTATAACGATGGCAGTGCCACGACAACAACGTCTTATCAAACATCGACAACATCTGACTGGACAAAGATTACATTAGCAAATCAAACGGCACCCAGCGGAGCAACTCAGGTCATCGTGAAATTACGTTTAGAAGCAACAGCAGCTGACGCAACTGGCGTGGCATATTTCGATGGCGTGACTGCTGTTTTATCTGCATCGGCACCAGATACATTTGTGACAAGTCGTAATGTTGGCAACTCCTATGCAGATGATTCACAAGCGACAACAAATTATATCGATGTTTATCCAGCTGTTGATGCTGGGGGTGGAGATGTACCAGCACTGATGCAATTACGTCTTGCAGGAGAAGCAAATACAACATCTGTTTATGCTGGCGCACGGCATGGCAGCCGACATACCGACGATGACATATGGATTGAAGGAGAAGGCGGTACAACAACTGTTCTCATAGATGTTACTGAAACAAGCGAAAATTCAGGAACCCAGGCTGGTATGGATACAGGTTCCGCAGCTCTCGATAGCGAGTCGAGTGTTTTCCAGGTCTTTTTAGAAAACACCGCTGGAACAGGTTTCACCGTTCCGATTGATTCATATTTCCGCACAAACTTCACAATTGCGTCACCTCCCGAAGGACAGTTTCGCGTTCTTGCGCGAGCAGGTTGGCAATCAACCACAGGTTCTGGCGTACCTCAGTTTTTTAATTTTGGGTTGAGCTATACATACGGCGGTTTTACTTTGCTCGATGATACGAACCCAAGCCGAACAAATTTTAACGCACTCAATAGTTCAGCGACAGAACTTCTTGGTGGTGTTGTTGATCTTGGAACAATCACAATTCCACCAGTTGGCATTCCAGAAAATATGACTGGCGCATCACTTGTTCTCAAAGTTTTTTATGATCTTAATACAGCTATCGCAACCACACACGGTCAACAAATTCAATGGTTTCTTGACGCAATTATGCTGATGCCGATTGATGCTGGTGGTATCTATCTATCAAAACCATCTGCGACAGATGTTCTTTTAATCGATTCGATATCGAAACCAAGTGGAGTTTATATCTTGAACAGCAGCGATGTTGTGCAATCATTCCCAACAAACCAACTTGGTACACCACCAACAGCGCATCCAGATGGGACCAGAATTTATTTTGCGTTTATTCATACCTCGTCGTGGGTGATCGCCAGTGGTGCAAAAGCAAGAGTGACGGTTGTACCACGGTTTCTGTATGTGAGGTAATGGCATGTTAAAAACAGGATTGCGCGTGTTGTTATTCGATGCCAATTTGGCATCACCAACGCTGGTCGAAGATTTAACACCTGATGTTCAAGGGTTGATATTCACAACCAAATTGCACGGTGGATTTGAGCAATGCTCATTTCATCTGGCGACAACAATACCAATGGCATGGCAATATTTGGCCGAAGCATCCAAAACCGCTGGTCGTCATTTTTTCCGAATTGTTATTTACGAGGAGCAAAACATAATTTGGGAAGGGCGCATTACTGATATTGTGTTGGATTTAGGGGATAAAGGTGTTGGATTAAGAATTTCTGCTTTTGGTTACTGGTCCTCTCTACGCGACCAGTATTACAGCGATGATGATGCTGGCCATACTGATTGGAGAAGTGGCAGTCATACAGCTGACGATATCATTAAAGAAATGTTGACAGAGGTGTGCCCATCGATCAACGCGGATCAAACAAACATCCAGGCAAACTCGCGTGATATTGCTGGCATTGATTTAAGCGCAAGGAACTTTCCGCAAGACGTTATTGTGCGTCAGCTGGCAGCCGTATCTGATTCTGATAACAGTATCTGGCATTTTGCTATTTGGGATAACCGTATAGCATATTGGTCGCCACGCTCGATAGCCACGCTGGATTATCGTGTTCAACTATCTGACACGAGCCAGCTGGCATTAAATCAATCAGTCTCGTCTTTGCGTAATGCAATCACTCCTCTTGTCGATACAACCGAAGGAACGACCGTGACAAATGCAACAAGCCTGGCATTTTATCCACGGCGCGAATTTCTGTTTACATTACCAACAGGAAGTGTTGCGAACTCTCAGGCTGATGCAGCTGAAACATTAGCTGAAGAACGTGGTTATGCAGCCCAGGTCCAACGATTTCAAGTGACTGGCCATATATTTCAGAATGCAACAGGTGACAGCGGAACCAGTTTAGTTGAAGTACCAAAATGGCGAGTACGGGCTGGCCAAACAATTCGTATCGATGATCTTGTACCGCAAACGATTACATCGCCCAGTTTTGACCGACTGCGCACATTCCATATTACAAAGACGGTATACACTGCTGATAATGACACGCTGACTGTTTTTCCTGACACGCTCCCACGGACGTTGACAACAATACTTTCAGAGTTTGGAGAGATCGAGGCACCACGATGACTGATGACAATTCCTACCCATTGTCGATGGCTCCTGAAGTTGTGTTGCTGTCACGCATTGCAGATCAGTTGCGTGTACCCAGGCCACAATTTTCAGAGCCAGAATCTTATTGGGTTTTTTATGAATTGCATGTTGCAGTAGACGCTGAACTAGTCAGCGAAGCAGTAAGAAACGAGGACAGGCAAGATGAGCTGATGACTAATTTATATTATGACGTTATCGCGTCAGAGTATTTCAAGTTCTATACACGTAATTAAAGCAGTAAGGAGAGAAAAGGAGAACCAACATGGGGTGGTTAGCAAAAGTGCGACCGCAAGTTCTAGCAGCGATAATCATTTTAGGATCGATAGCCATTATTGGTTTACGCACCGATCCAGCAATGCCAGAAGTAAGTGGTGTTGCTGTCGCCGGTTTGATCGCTTTGAGTAAGGATATACTGGCTGCACCAGATTAAGTCATGACAACAGGCAATGAAGAACCAAAAGAAGATGCGGTCGTCGATAAAAACCGTGTCACGTTATCAGGCCGTGAATTAATTATCCTGGTCGTTTTTACGCCTGTAGTGTTCACCTGGTTGTTCCTGGCTGCCCGTATCATAATCTCTGCAACAACTTCGGTCGCAGTATTAGATAGCATTGAAGGTCTTTTGACGGCGTTAGCGGTTCTGACAATTCCAGTATCAGCAGGCGTTTCAAAGCTCTTCGAGGGATGGGGGAATAACGATGGAAAAGAATAACAAAAAAGAGAATAAGTTTCGCCTGATTATTCGATCACGGCGTGTGTACTTTCCAAGATTTCGCTGGCCTAGTGTCTTAACACCGTCAATCAAAAACGTCTTACCGCGTGTCGGGTTGCCAAAACTTGTGAGCCTCAATGTGGGCGGTAAAATCAAGTGGATTATTCTTGGAACTACGGCCATTAGTTTGTCGGCCGTATCGGTCGGCATTGTGTTTAGCGTAAAAGACGTTATGACAAACACATATGAATATCCAGCTGCTGGTGCAAACTACACTGAACTGGGATCGGGTGGCACTCTGGGCCAGCCATTACCTGATTACCCAGGGAACGAAGCGGAAGCACCGCAGGGAAACAATCAAACCTTGCAGCTCACATTGGCCAGTGGCGCACGGCTCAGCTCGCTCTCGTTTACTGGAGTGGATGCTGGGCGATCTGGTTTGACTGATTGCCTTGTTGTCGAACGCGGTGCAAGCAACACGACTGGATATCTGTTTG